ATATGATCCTATCATGAAATTTAAAGTATTTCGTCGCAAACCTAAAAAACATAAAAAATAGGAGATAGTTATGATTTGGTTATTAACACTCGTAGTCGTTGGCGGCATCTTCTTTGTTTGGAAGAAAAATAAAAAGCATGATGCTGTTGTCAAGATCACCGAAGCAGTTGAAAAAGTTGCCGATGTGAACAATGATGGCAAGGTTGATTTAGCCGATGCTTTTGCCGCAGTAGAAAACATCAAGAAAGAAGTTGTGAAAGATGTTGCTGTTGCCAATGAAACTGTGAAGAAGGTGCGCAAGAAGTATGGTGGTAAGGTTAAAAAAACTCCTAAAGCATAATTATACATGGGGTTGGACACTGAAGTAGCCGTTTTAAAAAGCGATGTCAACAGAATGGCATCGCTTTTTGAAAAAATGGACGCTGCCATTGAGAAAATGGGAGATGTGTCCAACAACATTGCACGGATGTTAGCTGTTCATGAGGAGCGGTTGAATAAACAAGATGACATAGACGAGGAGCTATTCTCATTGGTTGAAAAACGCCGGCAAGAAATTCAAAGTGATATCAAAGAATTACATTCTCGCATCACCACGGTGAGCCGCGAGCTAGCCGATGACCTCACCAAAACAGAACAACGCATCATGACAGCCATGACATATGGTACAACGGAAATAAAGAAATGCATCACCGATGAATTTAAATCCATTACAGAAAAACAAATGGATTTAGATAAACGTGTCACGGAATTGGAACGATGGAAATGGTTGATCATGGGTGGAAGCATTGTGTTGGGCGCATTCGCACATGAATTGGTAGGGCTAGTCATCAAAAACTAACAACTTGACAAATACAACAACATCGTGTATCTTTCTGTACAGGAGGATACACGATGTCTTATTTTATTGATACAAAATATCTTAACATGGTTAGTCATAAGCTGCCTTTGTTCGCCAAGAAGAAAACAGACTTATGGAATTGTCGATGCATCATATGCGGAGATTCAAAAACCAATAAGCGAAAGGCACGAGGATATTTCTATCGGCAGAAAAATGACCTATATTATAAATGTCATAACTGCCTTGCCAGCCAACATTTTGGCACCTTCTTAAAAAATTTAGATTCCCATGCATATCAACAATATGTGTTTGAGCGGTATAGCAAGGGAGAGAATGGTCCTAAGGCACACACCAATGCTGAAGAATTCGTGTATCAATACACAAAAGTGGAATTCAAACAGAAGCCTCTAATAGAAACAGTAGCACAAAAATTGTCAGAATTGCCTGATGATAATGAAGCAGTACAATATTGCTTGACACGAAAGATTCCTCGTGATAAGTTTAATGAATTGTACTATATCAATTCTGCGCAAAAAATTCAGGTGATTGCACCTGAGTATACAAGCATTAAAACCGAAGAACCTCGGTTGGTGTTGCCCTTTTACAATAAACACAATGAACTCACAGGATTGACAATGCGCGCGCTTCGTAATGAATCGTTGCGCTACATCATGATTAAACTTGTGGAAGATGAACCTCTTATTTTTGGAATGAACCATGTGGATAAAACAAGACCCATCACGATTGTTGAAGGTCCTATTGATAGTTTGTTTCTTGATAATAGCTTGGCAGTGGCTGGAACGGGATTCGGAAAAATTGAAGCTCTGGACCTTCCAAAGGAAAATGTTACTATTGTATTTGATAATCAGCCTCGTAATTTGGAAGTGTGTAAATTGGTTGATAAGTATATTAAAATGGATTATAAAGTTGTTATTTGGCCTTGTAGCATCACTGACAAAGATGTTAATGAAATGGTTCAAAACAACATCACCGTCAAAAAAGTAATTGAAGAAAATACGTTTCAAGGGTTGATGGCACAGTTAAAACTTACAGAATGGAGAAATTGTTAATGAAAGTAAAGCTCGTATCCCATACAATTGCATGTGATGAATTTGATTTCATCTCCGACCCCACTGAGCTTGTGGCTTTTTGTGCCCGTGTGAGTAATCCTAGTAATCAAACGAACATGGACACCACGGATAAGCTCGTTGCCTATCTGATCAAACACAAACATTGGTCGCCGTTTGAAATGGCAAATGTAACATTAGAAATTGAAACCACCCGTGACATCGCACGACAAATTCTCAGGCATCGCAGTTTCACATTTCAAGAGTTCAGCCAACGCTATGCCGATCCCGTAAAAGAACTTTATTTTGAAATGCGTGAACCTCGTTTGCAAGATACAAAAAATAGGCAAAACAGCATTTCTGTTGATGACGAACAGTTGTTTATCAATTGGGCATTACAGCAACAAGATGTTATTAAAGCTGCAAATACCGCGTATCAATGGGCCATTGATAATGGGATTGCTAAGGAAGTTGCTCGCGCGGTTCTTCCTGAAGGATTAACAATGAGTCGCATGTATGTGAATGGCACAATTCGTAGTTGGATTCATTACATTGAAACACGCACACACATAAGTACACAGAAGGAACATCGTGAAGTTGCCATGGCATGTGCCAAGGCCCTTGCTGAAATTTTCCCTTTGATAAATAACTTCTCACAGAATGACGAGGGTGTATGAGAGAACAAAATGATGTAAGAATTTTCATGGAGGCGTGTGGGCAACTTGTTCAGCCGTATGCCAAACCTGGATATCCTCCTGTAGGTCGCTTTGATGACCCGAAAATACATGAACACATGGCAAGAGATTCACAAGTTAACTTGTACGTGAAATTGATTGCCGAAGAATTTCAAGAACTTTTAGAAGGGCATAAGAACAAAGATGTTGTAGAAGTTGCTGATGCCTGCGGCGATTTAATCTGGGTGATTCTGGGTGTGTGTAATTCACTCGGTATTAATATGGCTCCAGTTTGGCAAGAAATCGCAACTTCTAACATGAGCAAGACAGTTAATGGAAATGTGATTAAACGTGACGATGGCAAGATTTTAAAGCCTGACACGTATTTCCCACCAAATATTCACCGCGCACTAGGACTAACTACAAATGAGTAACATGGAATTACCTACAAAGATTTTATCTGACATCACTGTATTCATGAAGTATGCCAAGTTTGATGACAAGAAAAATCGCAGAGAAAATTGGAAAGAGTTGGTTGATAGAAATAAAGAAATGCATTTGGAAAAATTTCCACAATTAAAGGAAGAAATTGATGCCGCTTATACATTTGTCTACGATAAGAAAATACTACCTTCCATGCGTAGTTTGCAGTTTGCTGGGAAGCCTATTGCCATCAATAATGCTCGGTTGTATAATTGTTGTTTTCTACCTATTGACCATGTGGACGCTTTTAGCGAAGTCATGTTCCTGTTGTTGTCAGGTACGGGCGTAGGATATTCCGTACAGCGACATCATGTAGAAAATCTTCCTGAAATTCATAAGCCCACCAAGTCACGCCGGTATCTTGTGGGTGATAGCATTGAAGGTTGGGCTGATGCCATCAAGGTGCTCGTCACCGCCTACATGAAGGGTAAGGCGATGCCTGTGTACGATTTCTCTGATATTCGTCCTAAGGGCGCTCAGCTCATCACTTCAGGTGGTAAGGCACCAGGACCTGAACCGTTAAAGGATTGTTTACATAATGTTCAAAAAATTCTTGACCGTAAGCAGAATGGTGAAAAGCTCACCACATTGGAAGTCCATGATGTTCTATGCTACATTGCTGACGCTGTGCTTGCGGGTGGAATTCGTCGTTCCGCTATGATCAGCTTGTTCGACATTGATGATGATGACATGTTGACATGCAAGTTCGGCAATTGGTGGGAACAAAACTCACAGCGCGGTCGTGCTAACAATAGTGCCGTTATTGTTCGTTCCAAGGTGGAAGAAGAAACATTCATGGATTTATGGAAGAAGATTGAAGCATCAGGATCAGGTGAACCTGGCTTCTTCTTCACAAATGATAAGGATTGGGGCATGAACCCGTGCGCGGAAATCTCTCTCCGTCCCTTTCAATTCTGTAATTTGACGACAATTCACGCAGGTGATGTGGAGTCTCAGGAAGATTTGAATGCCCGCGCGCGAGCAGCCGCTTTCATTGGTACATTACAGGCATCATACACCAACTTTCACTATTTGAGGGATGTATGGAAGAGAACAACAGAGAAGGAAGCATTGATCGGAGTCAGTATGACGGGCATTGCATCGGGTGCTGTATTGACCTTGGACCTGAAGGTCGCGGCAAACATCGTGAAGGAGGAAAATGTCCGGATTGCGGCGCTAATTGGAACGAACCCTGCATCCAGATGTACTACAGTGAAGCCGGAGGGCACCTCGTCATTGGTGCTCGGGACATCATCTGGGATTCATGCGTGGCATAACGATCACTACATTCGTAGAATTCGTGTCGGCAAGAATGAAAGCATCTATACCTATTTGTTGTTGAATCATCCTGAATTGGTGAAGGATGAATTCTTCAAGCCGAATATTCAAGCTGTGATTGAAGTGCCTCAGAAAGCTCCTGCAGGTGCTGTCACTCGTCAGGAATCGGCATTAGATTTGTTGAAGCGTGTATCTAAGGTGTGGAAGGAATGGGTGAAGCCAGGACATCGTAAGGGTGCAAACAAGAACAATGTATCTGTCACGGTATCCATTAAGCCTGATGAATGGCAAGAAGTGGGTGAATGGATGTGGGAGAATCGTGATAGCTTTACGGCATTGTCAGTTCTTCCATATAACGATCATAGTTACATTCAAGCTCCGTTTGAAGATATCACAGAAGCGCAATATACTGAAATGGTAAAGACATTGCATAATATCAATCTTGATGATGTTGTGGAACTGGAAGATGCCACCAACTTGCAAGGTGAAGCTGCCTGTGCAGGTGGAGCATGTGAAATCGTATGATCACCGTGATGAGATTTACAGCACCTTGGTGTGCTCCTTGTAAAATGTTAGCCCCTGTGATGCAGGGGCTAATGCAAGAATTCCCTACTGTGACGTTTGAAACGGTGGATGTAGATAACAATCCCGACCTGGCACAGCATTTCAATGTTCGTTCCGTGCCGACTGTATTATTGTTAAATAATGATGAAACGATCCTACAGACGTTTGTTGGTGTGCAACCGCGTCAAACATACATAGAAGCAATTAAAACAGCTCAGGGGGTGTAATGTCAGACATTTCCATACCTCTATTTTATCCTTCAGATACACCTGATTTCATTCTTGGGAAGAATGTTGTTGGCGGAGTTGGTTCTTTGCCCGTTCCTATTCCAGATGAAATTGCCAATGAAGTGGCGGAATTCAATGATCCCGCTCCTGTCCGTAATGTGGAATTTTGGCATTCAGGCGTCACCACGTTTTACAATTATTCTAACATTGCTCTATTAGAGCAAATTGCGTCAGGTGCATTGACGGTGAAAAATTCAGGAGGTACGCCAACGTTCACACTGACCTCCTCGGGACAATTCACTGTACCAAGTCATGGAAACATTGGAGGCAATGCCAACATTACAGGCAATGCCAATGTCACTGGCAATGTCACATCACCGGGTGTTGGAACATTCACCACACAAGTTATTTCCAATTTAGGAACCTTTAGCAACTTATCAGCTCCCTATAAGCTGTTCGACATTCCTCATCCATCAAAATCCAATATGCGATTACGGCATGGATGTTTAGAAGGACCTGAGTTGTCTGTGTACGCACGTGGCAAAACAACCGAAGAAATCATTCCTCTCCCAGAATATTGGCAAGATTTAGTTGATGCAGATACCATCACCGTGCATTTAACAGCAACGTCATTGGATCAGTATCTAATTGTGGAAAGTGTGCAGGGATTGACCATCTCCATTGGAGGCGTGAACAATCTTCCATATCATTATTATGTCATGGCTGAAAGAAAAGATGTCCCTAAATTGGAAATAGAAATACATGCATAAAATATTTACGTGTTTAGAATGTGAAGCCGAGTTCACACTCCGCTATGACATGGACGATCATCACTACATGGTGGAATATTGTCCGTTCTGTGGCGTGGAATTGGATGATGAAGAAATGTTTGAAATTGATGATGAAGATGAGGAATAAATAGTTACAACTTTTTCAGGATGTAACTATGTGGATTTATGAAGAATGTGAATTTCTTGAAGTGCCAGATGACATCATTGGCTTTGTCTATAAAATTTCTAACATTGAAACCGGTCGTGAATATATTGGAAAAAAATTATTCACCTTTGCCAAGCGAAAACAGGTTAAAGGAAGAAAGAAACGAATTCGGGTTGAATCCGACTGGCGAACCTATTTCGGAAGCAACAAAGAATTATTACATGATGTTGCTACCCATGGAGAAGCGTCTTTCCGGCGTGAGATTTTGCATTTGTGTACCACTAAAGGACAATGTTCTTATTATGAAGCTAAACTCCAATTCCTTCATGGTGTCCTAGAACATCCAGAAAATTTTTACAATGATTGGATCATGTGTAAGGTGCATCGCAAACATCTAAAACTATGACCTTCATCACATTACTCTCCGCATTTTTCATTAGTAGTGTTGCCGCCTATTTCTCCATTGCGGGATTGGTGGCAATATTTCCTGGTGCCACGCTTGCCGTGACCCTGATGGGCGCTGCCCTTGAATTGGGCAAGTTGGTATCGGCATCATGGATTTACCGATTTTGGAATAAAACAAACATTTTAATGAAAGCATATTTCATCGTGGCTGTGATGATGTTGTCTTTCATCACCAGTATTGGTATTTTTGGATATCTTACACGAGCCCACGTGGAAGGTACACAAGGGTTGGATGCCAACGTGGAACAAATCACCTTGTTAGATGAACAAGTTGCCAACGAACGCCAAAATGTTACGATGGCGCGCCAAGCATTACAGCAAATGGATGCCGCAGTGAACAATCTTGTGGGTGATGTGAAGCGTGTAGACCGTGCTGTGCAAATTAGAAATGCACAACGGCGTGAACGGACATCTTTGATACAATCCATCACCACAAGTAATAACAAAATTCAAGAATTACAAAAACAAAAAGCTGATTTGAATGTGGGACAACGAAAATTGGAAACGGAAGTGGGACCCATTAAATATGTGGCACAAATGGTGTATGACCAAGATGACGCCTCCACCATTGATAAAGCGGTTCGATTGTTAACCTTGATGTTAATTTTCGTGTTTGATCCTTTGGCGATATTATTGGTGATTGCTGCGAACATTAGCATGAATGATGCCACACCAAAGGTTGAGGAACACACCACCATGGTGTTTCCTCCCACAAACAATTTAGGTGAATCTCTGAGTAGAAAAAATAATACAGAAAATGTGACCACGATGCCTACAGATTGGAGCCCGGGAAGTTGGTTCAAAATCGTGAAAACTCCCTCAGCAGAGTAACGTAAGTTGTTGATTTTTCAGCACTTAACAGGCACTTGACAAATCAGTGAAAATAGTGTATATTTAAGTATACTCTAAATCATGGAGACTGTATGAACTATCTTGATCAAGTCAGCCGCGAAGGTGTTCGGCGGATTCTCACGACCAGTGTGATTGATGTGACCTTTACAAAGGCAGATGGCACTGAACGTGTCATGAAGTGTACGTTGGACGAGACCTTCATCCCGCAGGTGGAAAAGAAGGAAGGCGCCAAGACCAAGACACCCAATCCTGAGGTGTGTGCTGTATGGGACATGGAACAGCAGGCATGGCGGTCATTCCGTTGGGATTCCCTTAAAAAGATTGCAATTTAATTATGACTATGTTGCATATCGTTCTTCCTCCGGCGTCAGACGCTAAGTTTATTGGTGATGAACCCACATGGCTTGATGTGGATGTTGCTGAACATCAATATAACAAGGAAATGCTGCGTGGATTCAATTGGCATAATTATTGTGCCGGCGAAAAGGATTATGTGAAATATCTGGAGGCGTGGATCAAGCAGAATCGTCCGAAAACCGCTAAACAGGATATCGGCGCATGGCGAGAACATTCCTCCATTGACAAGACCATGTGTGCCTTGGCGCGCATGCATATGCAGGGATTCCCATTGTCAGACGCAGATGTTATGAAGCTCATGAATTATGTGAACGCGGTGACAACCCCTGCAAAACGCACACGGAAAACTGTGGCTACTGGTGTGGTTCGTCCATCCATTCAGGATCGTATCCGTCAGCAAGTATCAAGTGTGTTGTCCGATCTGGATGTACGCATTGATGATGCATTCGATGGCAACCTTGTGGCAGCAGAAGATATCTCGGGTGATATTCTGTCCAAGGGCTTCAAGGGTCCTCAGCTCAAGCTAATTCAGAAATATCTCAATAAGAATTTGATTGAGTGGAAGGAAGCCTATGCGGGCGATGATGAACAGCTCGTGTCAGGATATTCATATGTGGGCAAGCGCAATTTCAAAAAGATCATTGATGCGTTTTCTTCTGTGTTGGACTCCATTTCACAGCAGTCCACACGAATTAACGCACAGCGTATTCGCAAGCGCAAGCCAGTGGACAAGAAGAAGATGGCAAGCAAGCTGCGTTACATGAAGGAGTTTGAAGGCATCACCTCCAAGAATCCTGTGGCCATTATTGGTGCCAACATGGTCTGGGTGTATGACACCAAGAAGCGCCGCCTCGGGTATTATGAAGCCGAGGTGAAGGATAGTTTGTTTGTGACGGGAAACAAGATTCAAGGATTCAAGAATAGTTGTGAAAAGATTCTTCGCAAGCCAGATGAACAACTGACCATGGTGATGGGGCTACGAAAGAACCAGACCGTGAATTGGATGGACACCATCAAGGCGAAGTGTAAGCTCATGACGGGTCGGATGACTCTGGACACTCTTATTCTGAGGATTGACTAATGTATAATAGATTTGATTTTGAAGATAATCTCATGAAGTGTTGGCATGTCACCGATGACATCAACCTTCTGGTGAAGATGGTGGGTGACATTGAAATGGATGTCAAGCATCAGGATAAGCTTATGAACATCCTGATTGGCATGAGAGAGCTGTATAATCAACGTTTCAGTGAAACATTCAACTTGTTTGAAGAATTGGTTCACGAAAAGTTTTTTAGTGACCTTTAAAATTTTTATAGAAAAAATTATGATTATTGTTGATTATTCACAGACGGCAATTAGCACATTGATGGGAGAACTCCGTGGACGCACTGATGCAGAAATCAGTACCCCACTCGTTCGCCACATGATTGTGAATGCATTGCGCAGTTATAAAATGAAATTCGGA